GAATCTATAAGTGCAAATACTGTACAAAGAATTAGAGATTTTGAAACAGAAAAAAAATGTGGAAATGAATTACAAATTGCACCTATTAATCCGTCCTTTAGTGATTCTTCAGTAGAAAGTGCAGGTTTGGGTATTCCAGAAGAGCCTGAATCTAATAAACATACTCCGTGTCCTCTTGGTGAATTACCGTGTGAGTATTTTCAAGGTAATTACGATAGATGTAGAGATATTCATATTTTAACTAATCCAAGTTTCTTGGCATTTTTTATTGGTAATAATAAATATACAAAGTTTGATGGTACCACTGATGATACTCTATTTAATGATGAAAACTTTTTATACGCAGGTAATGGTAGAAATTATGCAGGGGGTCATCTTTCTGGTGATGCGTATGAATTTGTAACTGCTAATGGAACTGTTGGTGTAAGAACAAATGATTCTAGGATTGGTGTTGATACAGAATGGAGTAGTGTATTTATTGAAGCACAAGATCCATTTGCTAGAGGGTGTACTGATTGTTTAAGAACTTATGAAGGTGCTGATGATAATTATGAACTAATGACAGATAAACCTTCATCATTAGCTTCATCATTTTCTAATCCTCATACTATTTAGGAGATACTATGCCCAAGGCAATTTCAATGGTTACATTTATAGATCGTGATGATAACGATAAAGTTTATCAACTTAAGGTTACAATTAATAATGACTTTAGTGTTGAGTCTGAATATATAGGGAAAGCTCTACCTCAGTTAACAGAGCCACCCAAAAAAGAACCTAAACCAACTTTAGGTGATAAAGTTGAAGGTATTATCGACGGATTAACCGGAGGTAAACTTAAGAAATGTGGCGGCTGTGCTCGCCGTAAAGCTATGTTAGATAAGTTAGGAGGATCTAATGAACAAGTTACAGAAACTTCAAGAGATGCTAATTGATGCATTAATCGAGGATCTTAATGATCCGACTATCCGTGGTCCCGGTCTTTATGGGGTAGTGCGTGGTGTTATTAATGATCACAAAGAAGACATTAATATTTTACCGCAGAATACTATTAAAGAAATTGAAGATGCTATGGCTAATGCAGCCCCATTTAAGATTGAGGCAATCTAATGGAACTGGCATTTGTCGAGCTTATTATTGGATGTGGTATTATTAATTTTCTATGGCAGATTCAAAAAGAGCTTGGCAAAATAAATGCCAACCTTAATAATTTATATCATATTGTAGAAGATCATGAAAATAGACTAAGAAAAATTGAGGGAGATCTTTAATGGATATACCCCAAGAAATGAAAGATGACTTTAGAAATCATTTGTGGGCATGTTTTAAATACTTAGGATTGGGTGAACCTACTCCTGTGCAGTATGCTATGGCAGATGCTTTGCAAAATGGTCCTAATGATATGCAGTTACAGGCTGGTCGAGGTTTTGGTAAGTCTGTTATTACTGCCTGTTTAGCATCATGGTTTCTTGTAAGAGATTATAATGCAACTATTATGGTTGTGTCGGCTACAGGTAATAAAGCTGTAGAGTTTATTAGCATGACTCGTCGTATTTTAGATCTTGTTCCTTACTGTGAACATCTTAGACCCGGTGATCATACTACTGATAATGCTTTTGGCTTCAATGTAGAATCCCGTACCCGTATTGGACAGGACAAATCGTGCTATGCTAAAGGTATTACCGCCCAGATTACGGGTTCTCACGCAGAGTATCTTATCTTTGATGACGTAGAAATTGAAGGTAACTGTGAAACTGCTGTAACACGGCAAAAATTACTGAACAAATGTCTTGAAGCAGAACAAATTCGGAACGTGGGTGGGCGTGTTATCTTTCTAGGCACACCTCAGATTAAAGATAGTATCTACAACCAATTAAAAGTAGGATACCCAGTGGTTAAGTTCCCTGCTATTATGCCTAATGAGAATGTAGAATCTGAATGTGAGGATGTTTCGCCTTGGATCTTCGAGCAAGGCTTTGAAGCCGGAGATCCTACGCAGCCTGAAAGGTTTAGTTTGGAGACTTTGATGGAGCGTCAAGCAAAAGTAGGACCCACGCTCTTCAGTCTTCACTATAAATTAGATACTAGTCTGGCAGATAAAGACAAATACCCACTTAAGCTACAAGATCTTATTGTATTGGATATAAGTCCTGACTTAGCTCCTGAAAAGATTATCTGGGCAAGCTCAGATCCGAATAGAAAGATTCCATCTTTTGGTATGTCTGGTGATTGTATCTATAATCCTATGTGGGTGTCAGATCAATTTACAGAATATCAAGATAGAGTAATGTTTATTGACCCCTCGGGTCGAGGTAAGGATGAGACTGGAGTCTGTATTGCTAGTTTTAGTAATGGTTATATCTTTGTTCACGAATTATTGGGCTTAGAGGGAGGCTATGATAGTTTTACCCTCCAAAAAATTAGCAAACTAGCCTATGAGTATGATGTAAATCATATTAGAATTGAATCTAATTATGGTGATGCTATGTTTAATTCTCTTCTTCGTCCTGTTATTACTGAGATGTGTGGTAGGGTGGCAATTGAAGAGTATCGCGTGACGGGTCAGAAGGAGCGTAGAATGCTGTCTATTCTAGAGCCTACAATGGCCCAGCACAGGCTTGTATTTGATAAAAAGCCCGCAAGGGATGAAACCAATCAGAGGCAGCTCACGCGGCTTACAGAGCGGCGTGGAAGCCTTACGCATGATGACCGTGTAGATGTCCTGTCTGCAGCCTGTTTATATTGGGAAGATCGGCTTCATGTGAATGTAGATAATGTTATTCAAAAGAGAAAAGAGCAATCACACATGGATACTATTGAAATGTGGAAATCGGATAAAAGAGTTGAAGGTTTATTTAGCGCCAAACTATCTGGTGCTTTACGACATCATGATGAAATATATCAAAAGAACCAACCTAAACGAGTAGGTAGGATTGGTCGAATGCAATGGGGAAGGAGAGTCTAAATGGATCCAATGACAATGATGATGGCTGGTCAAATGATTGGCTCTGTGATGCAATCTATTACTGGAGGATATCAGCAAGCAGAGCAAATGGCTCGTCAAGATATGGCTTTCCAACAGCAGGAGTTTGAAAGACAACTACAAGTTGATGCTCAAAACTATGCTATTAATCAAGCAAATGCTAATAGACTTATTAAAAATAGACAGATGGCAGTTGGAGCTGCAACACAGCTTGCTGCTAAACAATACGAAATTAGCGAAGGATATCAAAACTCTCAAAGACAATTAGCTAGAGCTATGGCTACAGAAAATGCTACTTTAAAATCTACTATGGCTGGTAGAAATATTGCTTCGGGTAGTGGTACGGCTGCTGCTTTAGCTCGATTAGCGACTATTAATGGTAAAAATAGTAGAAAAAATCTTACTCAACAAAAGAAAATTGCAGAACTTAATGCAAGAACGCAATACCAAAATATTCTTAATCAAAGAGATTTAACCACGCAGCAACCTGTGTACTTTGTTCCGGGTGTCTCTCCAGCAGGTGATCCTGATTCGGCTGTTAAAGCTGGATGGATTGGTGCACTATCTACTGTTGGTGGAGCTGCAATTGGGGCTAAGTTGTAATGAGGAGTAACTAATGCCAAGACCAGATAATAAACGACAAAAGCGAGGGCGACCATCAGATCCTAGAGCATCTGTTTTTCAAGAACAGTTTTTACCACAGATACCCGGATCTACACAACGAAATGTTTTTATTCAACCTACTCCTCAAATTGTAGATGCACCATCTAAAATTTCTTTTGGCAATATGGTTCCCGGTCCTGATTCTGGCCTTCAAACTTTAGCTGCACTTGCAAAAGGTGTCACACAGGGGGCACAAGCTGCTCAACAAGTTTATAAGTATCGAATTGATAAAGGCAAAAGAGATTTTGACAAAATGATGGAGGAAGAGGATTACGGTAAAGTTGTTTACAAACCTACAGAAGGACCAATGCAAATTGATCCCGAAACTGGAAAGCCGATTCCTCGTATACAAGAGCCTTTATTTATTAATAAAAACGATAAAGAGTATGCAGAACTTGTAAAAGATTACGAAGATGCACGCGCAAATGGAACTCTTGATGAATTAGAATATACTATTGTTGATGATCCTAAAGCGAGCTATACAATGCTTCGAGATAAAATGGAAGCATTCTTAGATGGCAGACCTCAAGAAGTAAGACTGTATGCTGATAGAGCATTAGAAAAATATGATTCGGCTGCTTATGCTGCTGATCAAAAAGATAGAACAAGAGATTTAATTAGAGAAGTATCTGCAATTAGAGATCCTGAAGATCGTTTAGCTTTCTTAGAAGATTATAGAGATAAACATGGTGCTTATGAAGGAACTATGGTTGGTGACCAATGGAATCAACTTTATACGCAAGCTAGTCATTCTTTGGCTACAGACAATGAACGACAAATTCAACTTAAATTAACAGATGCTATTGATGAATTAGTAGGTAAAGCAGATGCAGATGGAACAATTCTTGATTTAGATCCAGAAGTTATTAATGATTTGATTGAGCCTATTATTGAAGAGGTATTAGGTAGTGATGATGTAACCGCAGCTGATTTAGATAAACTTGCAAAACTTCAAGAGATTAAAGAAAATGGCATGCGGCAAATTAAAAAGGCTCAACGAGATCATATTAATCAAGTCCAAAAAACAAATAGACTAAATGATGATAAAAATGCAGAGAATGGATTTAAAAATTTAAGCCCCAGTCAACAAATGTTTCGCCTTGATGATGAGCTTGATAGACGCGCAACTGTTAGGGGAAGAGGGGTAGAGCAGAGTAAAACCAAAAAAGCAGCAAGAAGAGCCGAAGATATTGTAGATATTTTCCGAGGTATGACAGATCAATTTGCAAGAGATCCTCAGTCATTGATTCGTTTTGCTAGAGAAAACGGAATTACTGGAACTGAAAGCATGAGTGCTAATGCTATAATTAAACGTGTTCAAGCATTATTTAGTGCACATTTAAAAGGTGCTCAGTTAACCCCAGAAATTAGAGAAGAAATTTTACAAGAGGAAGCTGCTAATTTACAAGGTGATATTAATAGAATTATTTCGGAAAGAGCTGCTAGTGGTCAAGATTATTTAAGTGAAGACTCTTTAGAAGAATTAAATTTTCTTTATGCAGAATTAGATAATATTAAAAACAATCCTCAAGAAGTTTTAGTAAATATTGTTACATCTGCACCTTCTAAATATGGCGCATTCCGAGATGATTTTGATTATCAGGAAGATCAATTACTTTCTTTATTTTCTCCTGATGTAATTGATAAGATTACTTCTGGTATTGTTTCAAAGCGGCAAGCTGATACCTTAGAATTTGCAATGACAGCTATTGCCGAAGAGGCTGCTGATCCTGCTAATGCTGAGAAGGTATCACTAACAGAATATGATACTGATACTATTAATTTTGGACCATTATCTCCTTCTGGTATGAACTTGGAAATGTTTGATATTAATCCAGAATTAAAAGATGCTGCAATTGAACTTGCTGAAGCTATTAGAAATGGCACATTAGATGAAGTAGATCTTAATGGTAAAACTGCAGAAGATAGATATTATGAATATTTTAAAGATATGTATCCTGATCGAGGTCTAGATCCTAAAGAAGATCCCCAAGCCGCAGCTGGTTTAGAGGTGGCTCAAGATGTAGTACAACAGTTTGATCAAGCTAAGGTAGACCACTATAATAAAACATCAAGTGCTCGTAGAGCAAAAACTAAAGAGGTAGAAAACGGAACTAAATGGAATGCTGCAGTTAGAGATATGGCAATTACAGGAGAACCTGTAACTGTTGATGAAGATAATCCTGACAGGCAAGCAGAGCTTGCAGCTGCAAGAGCGTGGGGGCAAAGAACTCAAGAAGCCACAGCTAATATGTTATTAAGTGATCTTACATTTGTAGAGAAATATCCTTTAGCACGAGCTTTATTTGACTTTAATAAATTACCTGATGATCAACGACCCGAAAGTTTAACAGATTATTTTATACAATGGTCTAATGATAATAATATACCGTTAGATAAAAATGATGTTGAAGCTGTTCAAATGGTTATTGATCCTAATATTGGTGTAAATGGTATTCCTAGATTTACTGATCCAAAAATTGCAGATAGTGAAGTTGCTTCAGATATGTTAGCAATATTATATGGTAGAATTTTAGGACAAGATAGAGTTATATCTGATGGTGCAATTTTAACAAATCCCTATACTGGAGAAGAACAAACTTTTACTTTTAGATTAAGTGCAGATTTAAAAACAAAAATGCGTAAAGATCTAGAACAAGAAATTGGAGTAATGGTAGAAGAGTCTCCAATTGGAAGACCGAATACAGAAAAAGCTCGAAGAATTGCTCAAAGATATGCAACAGTTGCATCTTATATGTATGCTGAGGGTGTTGTTGAAGAGGCTAGACAAGAAAATAAAGTTGGTTTAACACCAGAAGAAGAGGAAAGAATTAGGCTTGATGCTAGAAATGATTATAGAAATGGATTACTGTTTGAATCTTCTAGTTCAAATGATATTCAAGCAATGTTAGGTTTTAGTGATGAACAGATTGCATTTACTAGAATACTTAATACATTAGCTCCTCCGGGTTCGATTATTCCACAATCCTTACAAGATTTAATTTTTAATGCACAATTAGGTAATACTGATTTTGAACCTGCTGTTACAAGAGGAAGAGAATTAGTAGCTGGTCTACAACCATTTTTTGAAAGTGAAGACTATATTGGCGGAGTTAAAGCTTTAATCGCTCAACTTCATGGTGTTGATGATCTTGGTAAAGTTTATAAAGATAATACTTCAGGACGAGAAACTGTTGTTGAAGCGATTGATGCAGTTATTGCTTCAGCAGAAGGTGAAACTGATAATGATAAGGCTGAAAATTTATTACGAAGTATTTTAGTTGGTGGATCTGTTGCTCATGGTCGTATTGGCACACTTGAAAGAATTATGACACAATCTTTTGAAGGTGGAGCAGGACAGCAGCGAGAAGTTACACCTGCTGATCTTATAAGATTTATGCAATCTCCTCGGTTATTAGAAAACGGACGTTCGCAAATGTTTACGCGTAATGGTCTATCACATGTAGCCGGAGAACATAAAAATATGACTATTCCGGGCTCTAGCGCAGGCGAAAAAATTAATATTCCAGCTCAAGCGGGGGTATTATTTGGCAGTCGAATTATAGCACCAAATGTTTATATTGCTGAAATGATAACAAATAGAGATAATTATACCATGTCTGCTGAAACTAAATCTAAAATTATTAGTGATTTAGATGCGTTACTTACAAGAGATAGAACTTTAGAAAGTGAATTACAACTTTTACCTCCAGCAATGATAGCTGTTTGGACCGATTCATGGCTTAAAGAAAACTATGGAAGTCAAGTTACAAATGCTGGTAATTTAAGTGATTCTATGTTAATAGGTAGAAATAAATTTATGCCTATGACTTTTGCAGATATTGCAATTGGAGAAAGCGATCCTTTAATTGATGATGCATTAGAGGATATTTTATCTGAACAAGTTAAAGTTCCTACTACTAGAGTTCCTAGTATTCCTACTATTAGAAATACTATAATGTTTGGTCGAGGACTGGACACGGATCAACAAGAAAATGTATTTACTACAAATGATAATAGAGAGATTTTATTTAGTGTAGGAACAGATTCAATAACAAGAGGTAATGAAATGTTTACCTCTGTAGATTTTGGAGATACAACATTTTCAATTCCTACATCAAATGCTATGATTGAATTTAATCCACAAGCTATTGATCTTGTAGTAGCTCGAGTTGATAAAAGTATTAGAACAACTGGAGATTTAGCTGCAGATAATCCTAGAATCTTTATGGGAGCTGATGGTAGAAGATCTATTGATGCTACGCGTTTAAAAGCTAATCCAGAAGAAATTCCAGCTACAATAGCAAGAGAAGAAGTACAAACTGCTAGAGATATTGTAGCATCTTTAGAAAATGCTGGTATTCTTATTAACACTAATGGAATATATTCTATAAGAGATACTACTGAGTTTTTACCTCCTGATCCTATTAATGGGCAAAGATATAGTGAAAGAGCATTTCTTGATGATCGCGCCTATAATCCGGGTATAAAGATGCAGTACTTAAGAGCATTAGCAACTCCAGAAATAGAAGAAGTAGAAGAATTAGTAGGTGCTTATGAAAGAGTTCGTGGTGAAGAAGTTGGGGCTATTCCAGATGAAACTGGAATTCTTAATCCATTTAAAAGAGGAAGACTTGGAAGAACTGTAGTGACTCAACCAGATCCAACTGATTATTTATTTGGATCTGGCTTTGGTGATCCAGAAGAACAATTTGTAAGATTTTCCGAAAGTCTTCAAAGACCAAAGTATAGAGTACAAATAGGCACTGCTCGACCCGATGGTAGAATTACACAGCTTACTAATCCTCCTGTTTTTCCTGAATTATTAACTGAAGTTGGACAATTTTTTGATAATATCGGTGAGTCTATTGCAGAGTTTATTACAAAAAAAGATTTAGGCAGTACAGAAGAAATAAGAAACGCAACTTTAAGAGAAGGAGATGATCCTAGAACTGGAGGGCTTACTATGGATAGTTATATTCCATATTTAGATATGACAATTCGAGAGGCAGTTGATTTAAGTAGGAGAGTTGATTAATGACAGATAATATTTATGGACCTATTTTTGAACCGCAGCCAGAACCAGAAATGGCAATGAATACAAGAGTGGATGATGTTAACGATGAAAAAGAAAAAATTAGAGCACACTCTAGAAAAAGACTTGAACAGGTCCGTAATGAATCTGGTGGATTAGAAGCATATTTATCAGAATTAGAAAATGAAGTTGAAAACAATCGAACTATAACTGAGGGTAGAATTGAACAAAGATTACAAGATTCACGCTATAGAGAAGTGTTTGGTGAAACTGACAATACAATTGCTCAAGCAGAATTAATTGGTATTGAAGCTCCTAAAGATGCTGCAGCTTATAATGATTTTAGTACTAAGATTTTAAATACTGATGAAGTTGGTAATTTTAAAATTCAAGATGAGCGCACTATTGGATGGGCAGATGCATCAGCTGCAACATATTTTTTAACTAATTATGATGTTAGCCGTGGTATCACTGCTAGAGGTGCAGGTAATATGCTTATTACTCAAAACTTAATTAAAGGCGGATTTAGAGGATACTTTGAAGACAGGGGTGTTGCTAATCTTTCTAATAGTCCTGATTTAGATGTTAATATCAGTGGATCTGGTTTTGCTATGAATCCAGCTAACTGGGCTAGTGTTACTGATTTCTTTGGTGTTTTAGAAAGTGATGATTTAGCTGCATTACAATATAAAGATCCAAATTGGAATACTGATGAATATTTAAAAAG